AATCATATTGTCACTTGGTCTTACATAATAGAAATTTGTAAATATAGTTTCATATGTTCCTAAACTTGGTTTGACAACAAACTTATATTTGCTTGCCCAATAAGGAGCTATACTACTTAATTGAACTAAAATTGAATTTACACTAACAGAATTAGCAGGTTCAATATATATTGTATTATACTCTGAAACTAATACAGTAGAAGCTCGCGCATATTCATCCATGTAAACAATACCTGTCTCATAATCTCTATTACTATGTAAACTTGTGGTATCATTATCAGAAGTAAAAGTAACTTCTCCAGAAACAAATCTAAAAAATTCAAAAATATTAGTTGTTATTGGTGCTGCTGGATCAGTAACATCTATGTTTTGATAGTTCATTGCGATTAACTGCAACTCAAGTGTATCAGATCCTGGAACTACAGCAGTTAAAGCAAATCCTTGCTGTGCAGTAGCATCAGTTATACTACTATTAAATTTTATAAAAACACATTCTTCAGCAGGAACAGCTAAAATATTATTAAATAAATCAGTTAAAGAGCTTCCTGTATCCGCTAAAAGTATAGACTTAAATCTACCATCTGTTAATATACCTGTTCCAATTGCGTCTTTAAATTGAGCAGAACTGGCAAAATCATAAACAGAAGAGTAATTTTCTTCTAACGTAATAGATATTGATATAGCAAAATTTGCGTTTTTAAACTCTTCATTAGCAGCGTAACAAGTAGTAGTTGTTGTGCCAGTTAATTTAGAGTGTTCAAAACGAAAAGAAAAACCTATTACAGATCCTTGTTTTAACTTAGAAGAAATTTCCGATAAGTTAATAGTGATTTTACTATTATCTATACTTTCAGTTGTTCCAGAAAGAGTATATGAAGCTCCATTTCCAACGCTTGGCTGAGACAAAGTTACAAAGTCTACATTTTTTGAAACATAAGATGTTGAAAAATCTAACGCTATGTTTGATCCTTCAGAACTATTTCTTTTAAAATCATATCCATCAACAAAGTTTCCATAAAACAATCTATTACTCATTACTGTTTGAGCTTTTGCTGTTCTTGGAACATTGTCGTATTGTCTTAATAATTCATCTCCACCTATTGTGGTATAAATTTTACTATTTGTAAACGAATAAGTTTTAGACGTATCATCGGCCCATCCATAGTCTTCTTTTTTGAATCTTTCTATTACAAAAATAGTGTTTGAAGTTGTTTCTTTGTATAATAAGTCTATTTCTAAAACACGCTTACTACCAGTATTAAAAGTTATAACCGCTCCGTTATACCTATTAACCATACCGCCATTTAAATAATTTCTTGGATCAAATGAAAAAGTACTTGCTGCAAAAGCTGGTTTTGTAAATAAAGAAGTAGCGCTATATTGATTATCTTGATATCTATATCTATATGCAAAACAAACAAATCTTTCTTTTAAGTAATTTTCATTACCAGGTAATGTAACAAGTTCAACAGTTGGAGCTGGTAAAGTAATATTCCCTCCAACAACATCCTCAAAACCAGGAGGTTTAACTATTACAGATATATCTTCTTCAACAATCTGATCTGTGTTACCAATTGGATTAGGATAATTTCTACCTATATTAATCATTCTTGGAGGATTTATATCGTCTGTAAAAAACAATAATTCTCCATCCACTAAATCAACTGCTGTTATTAAAAACTTAGGATCAAAATTTAATACTTGAGTAGAAACTACGTGATATTGAACAACTTGATTTTGAGTATTAAAAGAAACTATTAAATCAATACCTTCAGCTTTTGAGGGAAAATCTTTGTCATGTATAAACCAATAGATGTTTTCTCTCATCCCATCCTCATAAGCTCCTATACATATTGCTGTTGATGACAACGAGACACCTTCAAATTGAATTGTAGTTAACTGTTCATTACCTCTGGAGTTTTCTACAGCACCTATTTCAGTAGTTTCTGTAGCTCCTAAACGAACATTTAAAGCATCAATATACTCCCCAGGAGGAAGTAATCTTTCATCGATAGATTTATTCATTCTACCTGCGGTAAAATTAGTTGTAACTATTTCTGATTTAGCCATATTATTTTATCCATTTATTCTGACCTCTCAAGTTCATTAAAAGTCTGCCAGGGTGTATATTACTTAATCTAATTTTTGCATTTCGCAATAAAGAAGATCTGTCTTTTCTTGCTCTATTAATAACGTACTCTGAAACACCTACTCTTCCGTTTAAAATAGTATATCTAATGTACGCATAAATGTATTCCTCAAAGAGTTTATTTACGTGAACATCTGTGTCTACTCCATTTTCCATTCCATCCGAAACATATTCTAAAACAATAGAAGATGATGCTATAATATTACTAAAATTAATAACACCTGCTTGTTTGTTTATTGTAAATGTTGGATTAGAATTTGCAGTCTCTGTATTTAAACCAAAACGCGCGCCTACAGCGTAATTAAAACACCATACACCATCTATACACCATCCTTCAGAGTTGTTGTAAGGACTACTGGAGTTCAAGTATATACTTGGAGCTGTAGCTGACATTTGATTTAAATTCAACTCTGACTCTTGAGGACTTAATGCATTACCATCTTGATCAAATAATACATTTGATTGATTGTCTTGTAAATATGCAGAAGACCAATTTGTCTGAATGTTTTCTGACAATGGATGTAATATTCCATTTACAAATTGAGAAATACGAACCCAGTTAACATAATCTGGAGGTAATACAAAACGTAATTGATCTGTAATATCTAATTGAAGAATTTTTATCTCCTTCATTGCATCATAATTTAGTTCTTGTATTCCTCTTTTAGCATGAAACAAAACTTGATACCGTTCTAAGTTGTTTATTAATTCATGATTACCTTGATACATCAACATAAAATTATTGACTATATCAGCTAAAGAAAGAAATTGATAAGAACCCCAGTTTGCATCAGTTGGAGCAGCACCTGAATTTTGATAATATGCGAAATCATTTATATATGCCATAATTATTATTGTTGTTGTTGATTATCTGAAACCTCCATATCCTTCCCAAAAGCAACTACATCAGCTTCTCTTATTTCAAGACCTACGTATTGACAAATCTTAGCTATTAACATAGGTTCATCAGAAAGAGGTAATTCAAAGTCTTGATAATCAGCCGCTGAAGCGTCAAACAAAGGTTCTCCAGCCAATAAAACAGCATAAGTCCAGTTTGGAGCTAAAGGATATCTAATGTACTGTGATGTAAATCTTCCAGGTGTATTTATCGTAATAGGAAAAGCTTCTGCTACGAGAGCATTTTGAGTGTATGCTGGATAGCTTATATTTGGTTTTGTTAAAACAGAGTTGTTTAACATTGTAATTTTACTTTGTGCTACTCTTTCTGCTTCAACAATATCATTGGCTGAATATATATTGTAACTTTTTCCTACATTATCCCAAACTGTTTCACCTGCTGTTGCAAAGACTAAAAGATTTGTTGCGTTTACAACTGTAGAAATTACGGTGTTATAAACCGCTCCATTTGAAATTGCAGAAACAATATCCCCAACAGCTACTCCTGCCGCAATAAAATCCGCTGTAGTGTCGTTTACAGCCGTAGCTCCTCCGTTGACAGAAGTTGTAGTTCCAGAAGCCAATACTTTAGTAAACACCAACATCTTATTAATCAAATAATAATCAGAAGGTAGTGTATATAGATTTGGTGCAATACTTACAGCTCCTATAATCCCAGGATTATTTAATAAAGGAATATTTACATAAAAAGTATCTATAACCTCTGCTAATCCTTTTGTAATATCCGCATAACCAGTACCTGAAATTCTTTGATTTTCTTTTACTATTTGATTGTTGTATTGATAAAAATAATCCTCAAACATATCCATTTGAGACTGCGCACAATAAAGATTAAAATCTTGTGGCGAAATATATCCGTAGTTATTTTTATTTGCTATTGCTAATACAGTATTTCGTACTTCGTTTATTGGCATAATTAATTCTTTTTACAAAGATAGCAAAAAAAAAGAGGCTACTTTTTTTTGTAGCCTCTCTTTGATTTTATAATTAATGCTGTTATGCATTAACGATACTTGTTACAGCTTTTGGAAGACTTACTTGATAATAAGGTCTCTGCCAAGATGTCGCTAATGCTACTTCCATATTCTCTAATATAGAGTTGTAAACATCATGAGCTACTTGAGCTGCTGTTGTAATTGTAGTAGTAGTTCCATCAACATAATCGATTGTAACTGTTACTGCCGTAGCTGTTGCTGTAGCAACCGCTTTTACTCCATCAAGACTGATCAATTGACCAGTAATAGGAGCATTCGTAATTTTAAGAAATTTTACCATTTTATAAAAAGTTTTTAATGGGTTAATAAAGTACAAATATAACAAAAAAAAAGCCACCCTTTTAAGGTAGCTAATTTTCAGTTAGTTGTTGTTTTACTTTATTTTATTTTTAAGAAGTTTATAAACCTCTAAACCATCATCACTTTTCATAAATGATGCAACTATAAAGTTAACATCTTCTCCGAAAGGAATGGTAAGCATTTTCTTTTTATTATTTGGAAGATTATAGTAAACATCTTTACCATTATTTCTTGTAGATAAAAGTGCTAAGTTAAAAAACTGATACACATCATCCATAAGTTCTAACATTGGATCATTAACGGTATCTAAGAAATCATCTGGATTGTTTTTAGCATAAACTAATATATCTCTTTTCAACTCTGCTGTTGTCATGTTTTCTACAGCATTACCCATCAACACCCTACATACTTGAGTTAATTTGTAAATATCTTTAGTAATTTTTTTAGCTTCTATTTGAGCTTCTAACTCATATTCAACTTGTTCTAATTCAGAATTAGCATCACGCTCTCTGTTTATTTCCTCAAACACATATCCATTACTTGGATGTAGTGCTAAAAATTGTTGTAAATTTTGGTTTTCTTTATTTACCGTTAACATTCCATCTTCAAAAACAATAGGTTCTAAAATAGCATTACCATCTTGTTCATTTTCAAAAGGTGACTTTTGATTACGAGCATAACGTAATGGTTGATTAACTCCTGTTTCTTCGTCAAAATGTAATAAAGGTGACCTCTGTGAATGTCGTGAAGATAACATGTAAGATAAAGGGGCCATGTCTCCTTTTAATCGGTAAGATTTTGCTTTGTATTCTACTTTTTTTGTTGCCATTATAATATGATTTAATTTGATTTATAAAAAATAATTACCCTCGTCATTATAACGAGGGTAAGTATTACTACTATTTACTATGCATCTTGAAATAAGAAGAAGTTGTTTGCACCTAAAGTACATACAGCTCTTTCACTCAAGAAATTTACTTCCATTGCATCCAAGTCACTTGTTCTTGCACCACCAGCTGAACCAGTAATCCAAGACTTGTAACGTCTGTCTTCAGTTTCTGAAGCTCTGTAACGAACATGTAGGAATGGTCTCTTAGCG